GCTCGTACACGATGCGAGTGAGTGCGTCTTTCTCGTTGACGTACCTGCAAAGGCTGTTGACGTATCTAACGGCTTCCTGTTCGGTCATCTTCGTGTGTCTGAAATTACTACAATGCGATTATATAGAGAGTAGGTAGCTGGAATTAACCAGCTACCGATGTGTCAACTATTACGTGGTTGCGGAAAGTGGTCAGAGCGGGGCAAGCCGACATCATCACGTCAGTATGCCACTCCTTGTACAGTCCGTTGTTGGTCGTGGTGTTGACAATGGTAGAGAGACCGTTGTTGCCCTGCGCCCAAACCTTTGTAATCACGTTAGAGCCGTACTTCTCGAACATCTGCTTGTCGAGGTTGTTGGTGTACTCGAACTCGCAGGCGTAACCCGATGGACGAAGCACCGCGTACTTGTCTGCCCAGCCGTTGACGAAAGCGTCGCCCGTGTTGGTGACGTTGCGCTCTCTCTCTTCCACAATCTCGATAGGCGAAACACCGGGGAAGTCTTGGAAAGCACGAGCGAATAGCTCCGCAGTTGTGGGTGCGCCCTCTGCCTGCGCAATCCACGCCATTGGGTTCTTCTTGTAGCTATCTACGAGTTCCTTGACCTGTGCGTTCTGCAAGAACACGTTGTAGAACATATTTCTTGTAATCTGCCATACGAGCGCACCTTGATAGCCCCACTTCTCACGGAACTTCAGCTCGATAGCCGCCATTTGCGTGAGTATCTTGCAAGCCGTGTCAGTCCATACCGCCGTACCTGCGTTGACGAAGTTGTCGGTGGGAATCTCCGCTTTGTGGAGCGGTATCTGTATGCCGCGACCGATGCCTGTGTAGTCTATCTTGCCCGTAGTCATCAGCTGCGCCGTCATGTAGTTCATGGTAGCGTCCATGCTGTCGAGCTGCGACTGCAAGGTATTCACCCATGCCGCCACGATGTCAGCGTCATTGCCGAAGAGAGCGTACTGTTGCTCCTTTGCCTCACGCTCCATTGCGGTCTCAACGAAGCCCGGGGCGATGAAATCGGGAATGGATGCGGTGTACCAGTAAATGCCATCCTTATCCATTTGGTTGCTGTCGCCGAGCGGTGCGCGGAGGTCAGCCAAAGGCGCAGCCTTGAGGTCTCTGCCTTTTACGCTGAACGAAGCGAGTCCATTTGGGGCGGTTGGGGTTGGCGAGCCAGCCTTTATGCCCTGTGTCAGATACCAGCCGTAGTTGGTGTGAAGCAGTCCCTCCGTGTTGAGGAACGTCTGCAAGAAACGCTGGTTCTCCTTGTCGGAGAAGAACTTGGCGTATCTTGAGCTTTTGAAATCAAATTTTGCCATAGTCTAATTCCTTTCCTTTTTTAGATTAAGAACCAACCGTCCACCTTGCTCGTGCTGACTTTCTTCATCGCTGCCGACAACGGCTGCATACGGTCGGTGTACATATAAGCCTGCCCCATAGCGAGACAAATGCTGATGTTGTACCTTGCGCCCTCAAAGTCGGTGTCGCCGCTTGCGGGGGTGAAACAGAAGTCGTAGTCGTTGGGGAAGAAAGCGTTGATGTTAGTCACCATAGGCTTAACGCTGTCACCAGCCTCGTTGCCTTCCGTCAGAACGCTGTCGGTGGTGAGCGCACCCAGCGCATCAGATAGAGTTACCTTCCAAACGTCGCCAGCCGTTGTGTCGGTAGCCTTTTCCACTGCGGTAACGGAAACAGCCGTTCCTGTGCCGTCAAGCGTGTCGGGTGCTACCATAAGCACATCACCGACGAATGGAATCATGTCATAGCCGCTGCGCTTCAGATAGATAGTGGTATCTGTCGCTGCGGATGTGGCTTTCGCCACAGCATAAGTTTTTAGGATGTAGCCCGTGCCGTCAATCTTGTACTCTCCGAGAGTACCCTCAAAGGCGCGAGCGAACCCCTTGAATGGGTTTTTCACGTTGAAACCGATTGTCGGGAACACCTGTACGTCCTTGCCACTCATTTGGAGCTTCACAAGAACGTGCCTATGCCCGCCGATTTCGCCGTGTCCTTGAATGAGTGTACGTCCGGGCATATACCCGCCGTTCATCATCATCTCTGCATAAACATCTGTCATTGTTGTGAAATTTTAATTGTTAAAGTTCTCGTTAATCGCGGTGCTGCTGGTGCTTCACGAGACTTACGATGTCGGAATAGTCCTCTTTCGGCTCGCCGCCGCCACCCGCGCCTCTTGGAGTGGTGTTTGGCTTCACCCCCGCGAAGTCGGCGTTGTAGTCAGCCACAAGAGACTTGACAAGCTCTTCCTTATCGGCTTTCGGGTCGAAAGCGTAGCCTTTCAGTCTGCGCTCAATCCAGCCTCGCGCATTGTCAAAGTCCTTCAGCCTCTCGCCGAGCTGCTTGGAAACGTCCGTCTTGTATTCGGTGAGTTCCTTCGCCGCTTTCTCGGCTTCACGCTCTTTCTTCAGCTCCCCGATTTCTTGCAGCAGCAAGTCGATTTTGTCCGTCGGCTCTGCTGGCTTCTCATCGGGTTTCGGTTTGGGGTTTTGTTTCTCCCACTCTTGCTTCTCCTTGAAATGGTCGGAGTTCATTTTGCGTACTTGCCCCTCGAATGTCTTGATTACAGGTGAAATCCGCTCAACGAAAGCGTCCATTTCCTCTTCTTCGCCAGCAAAGCCATAGAGGGCTTCCATGCCTTGCACGGTCTTGTCTGTAAGCAGTTTCTCTGCTCCATTCTTGGTTTTTAGGGTCTCTAAAAACTGTTCTTTCGTAAATTTCATTTTGCGCTGTTTTTGAATATTACGCCGCAAAATTATTTATACAAATTCTAAACAAGTCACGAAAATAATTCAAAATTGTTTATGGTAAACAATTTTTTTTCAAGCCATTTATTTATACAATATCTAAATAGGTAACTTTGCGGCATGATTATGCCGCCCGACATACCAGCAACAGGAAAAGTCATCAAGCCGCAAGAGGGCTTTCAGATGAACTTCGCTTCAAGCACCGTGGACGTGGTGTTTGGCGGTGGTATTCTCGCATCAGGCAAAAGCTATGGCCTTGTCTTGGCTATGGCAGAGCCTTTGATGACCGACCCCGACTTTCGCGGGCTTATAACGCGCCGTTCCTTGCAGAACCAAAAGGCTGGAGGCGGTTTCGTTGATACATTCCAAAGTATTTTCGGGGAATACTGCTCGGTTAAGGTGGCTGACAGCCCGCGTATATCCTTTGACAGCGGAGCTTATTGTGACCTTACATATATTGATGACACCAATCTTGACAAGTTCCGTGAACGCGCGAAAGGTATGCAGTATGACTGCATCTGCATTGACGAGATAACGGAAATGTCGTGGGAGGTGTTCACTTACATACAGACACGTAACCGTGGACGCTCGAAAACATTTACAGGAAAGTTCTTTGCCACGATGAACCCCAAACGCTCGCACTGGGTACGGCAGTTTATAGACTGGTATATCGGTGCGGACGGATATATAAGGGATGACAGGGACGGAAAGGTGCGCTATTTCTACATCAATGGCTCTACGGTAAACGATGTGGTGTGGGGCAACAGCAAGGAAGAGGTTTACGAGAAATGCCGAATAGATATTGACAGGAAGATAAGGCGCGTCGGCGGCAACACCACCTACAATAATATGATTAAGAGTTTCGTGTTCTATCAAGGCAGGCTTTCGGAAAACAAAGGGCTTCTTGACGAGAACCCCAACTATGTAGGCTCGGTAGCCGCTTCGGGCGGCAAAATGGCGCAGGCTCTCTTTGAGGGAAACTGGAATGTTGACCCCGATGAGGACGAGAAGATACCAATGCCGAGCGACAAGGTGCGCGAGTGCTTCATCAACGACCCCAAACGCAACGGCGACAAGTGGATAACCGTGGACTTGGCGGGAGAGGGCAGCGACAACCTCGTGGCTCTGCTTTGGGATGGCTTCCACTGCTACGACAAGCTCGTGAAGAGCGAGACCACGCCGCAAGGCAACGCCGTATTGGTAAGGCAATTCGCGGCGGAGAACGAAGTGGCGACAAGCCATATAATTTTTGATGCTATAAACGGAGCGTACTTCAACGACTACATACCCGACGCAGTGCCTTACAAGTCGAGCAAGAAACCGTTTGGGTTGTACAAGGACGCTGCGCTTACCATTAAGGATATGTGTTACCTGCGTCTCTGCCAAATGGTAAGGGACGGCAACCTCTCCTTTGACGAGAAACTGGCTAACAGCTACTACAGGCACAAGAACCTTGCGCCCGTAACGATGCAGAACGAGATTATGGAGGAGTTCTCCGTCATCCGTTTTGACGAGCAAGCCAACGGAAAGAAGAAGCTGTGGGCGAAAAAGAAGATGAACCTAATGTTGGGGAAACACCGCTCAATGGACGTTGCCGACCCTTGCGCAATGCGTATGCTGCCTTGCGCGAAAATGGAGTATGGCGCAGAGGTGGATAACGAGACGGAAGAGCGGAACGCAAAGACCACTTACGAGGCGGTCGCCGGATATGCGCAGCCCCGCTCCATATTCGATGAAACTTTTTGGTGCTGATGATAACGATAGAGGACATAGAGAACATAGTAAGCGACTTGAGAGGGCAGACTTACAAGGCGAGCAAGGGCGACATAACCTTTGCGCTGTTAAGCGGCATCGTGGGCAACGAGGTAGCCTCGTACCTCGCTTTCAACACGCCTGTTTCAAACTTGCCGAAATACATCAAGGGAACAAAGCTGAAATGCGTGAGAAAGGCGTTGATTGGCTTCGGCCTGTTGGGAGACAAGCCCTCTGTGTCTGTGGCGGCGCAGAACGAGGATGAAAAGCCGCAAGGCAAGAGGGAAATCACGAAAGAGGAGAACCGTGAGGCTCTTATGGCGGAGCTTGACGAAATCAGCCGTCTGCAAAGGAGCGGCGACCTCGACGCGAAAGATGCGGTCATGGCGAGGGCGAGAATACGCTTCGAGCTTAACAAGAATTTTGAAATGGATAAGTCGGACGAAGAAAGGCGGCTTATCGTTGTTCCGCAGAAAAACGATATGGTATGTCCACACACGCACAGGGAGTGTTCTTTCCGACCGACAAAGAAAGAGTGTATGGAGCATTACCACCTTAAAGAAGCGTAAGCTATGACAAGAGAGGAAAGAATACAATACCTATTGACCCACACGGAGGCGTTGCTGCAAAAGAAGCCGTTTTTCCGTGGCAGCTCGCAAATGGCGAGCAGTGTGGGCGAACACATCAATGCCGACACCTTGCGGACTGTTAGGGCGAGACTGCCGCAGATACGCAAGAACATCGTGACGCAGGAACGGTTCGCCAAAGAGCTTGACCCGATGAGCCACGATGTGCTGTTTGACGACAATCTGCCGTCAATCTGTATGAAGATGCAGGACGGACATTATTATGAGATAAAGTTCAAGCGCACGAGCGTAGCCTTTCAGCAGCAGATACTCAACAGCCACACGATATACCTGTGCGGCAACAAAATGGATATAACCCTTTACGAGAAGAACCCAAATGACGTTGACAAGTCCAACTACGCCACGATAATGCGCTATTGGTCGGAGTGCAATATGGACGGCTGGAAGACGAAAGCCGTCTATACGCAGAAAGGGCAGGGCGACTGCGGCTTGCTCTTCTACTACGACTACAAGGGAATGATACGATGCCGCTTGCTTTCCTTTAACGACGGCTACGTTATCATATCGCACAACGATGACAACGGCGACAGGCTGCTTGAGTGCATCTATTATGCGGACGAGAACGGAACGGAGTACATCGACTGTTACGATGACACCTACAAATATACCCTCCACTCCGCATCGAAAGGGGAAGTGGCAAGCGAAGACGGCTGGGTGCGAGAGACACCAGTAGCTCACGGTTTCAGCGAGATACCACTCGCCACGAAAAGGGGCGACGTGGCTTGGAACACAGCGCAGTCGCTCATTGACATCTACGAGATTATATACAACATCTTCTTCGTCATTCAGAAGCGCAACGGCTGGGGTATCATCTTCATCAAGGGGCAGGTAAGCGACCAAGTGAAGAAGCTGGCCGGCAACGTCCTTTTGCAGGACACTTCCATTGACGGCAATGGCGACGTTAAGACGGTCGCTCCGCCAAGTCCGCAGGGTATGCTTGACAGTCTGCAAGACCTCTTCGAGAAGATACAAATAAACTCATCCTGTACGTTCCTGCTGCCAAAGGACGTGAAGTCGAGCGGCGACATTTCGGCGTTGGCTATCACGCTCACGCGAGACCTCGACT